TGGATGGAGTGGACGGGATCGCGATCGAAGCCGAAGAGCGTGGCTTCGCGATCAGCATCACGCGCTCCACCAGTGCGGTGCAGACATTCCGCTGTGCGATGCCGGTGCTTGTCTATCGCGGTGTGTACGAGTACGGACGCCGCTATGACGCGGGCGATGTGGTCACCTTCGCCGGCTCGCTGTGGCACTGCAATGCGGCAACGGGTGCCAAGCCCGACGAGCACACCGAAGACGCGGTGAAGCCTTGGACGCTTGCCGTCAAGCGCGGGCGCGATGGCAAGGACACGCCGCTTCGCGTTTCTCAGGGAGAGCACGCATGAGCACGCCGATCAACGCGTCAATCGCCTACGAGATTGTCTCGATCGACGACGCTAAGAAGTGGATGCGCGTCGACGGCACGGCGATGGACACCGACATTGAACTCGCGCTCGCAGGCGCAACGGCATCCGTGTATGCGTACCTGAAGCGGCCCGCGCCGTACTCGGAGTCGGACCCGGCACCCGCCAATGTCGTGCAGGCGATCGTCCTGCTCGCGGGCATGTTCATTCGTGATCCCGATATCGCGGAAGCAGCGTCGTGGCAGGCCGGTTATCTGCCCGCCCCGATCGTCTCGATCCTGTATCCGCTTCGCGACCCGGCGCTCTCATGATCAGGCAAAGCGGCATCAAGGCTGGTCCCCTGAACCAGCGCATCACGATCCAACGGCCTGCGGTCGCGGTGGACCAGGCCACGGGCGAGCCGGTCGTCAGCGCATGGGAGGACCTGCCGGTCGACCCGGAGGTGTGGGCGGCGATCGAGACGTTGAAGGGCATGGAGTATCTCGCGTCCGCCGAGTTCCGTGCGGGCGTCACGACCCGGATTCGTGTGCGCTGGCGCGAGGACCTCACCTCGGCCATGCGCGTTGTGTTCCGCCTGACGCGGAGCGACGGCACGGTTGTGCGTGAGACGGTGTTCGATATCCAGTCTGTGCTGCCGCAATACCAATCGATATCGGAGATGCATCTGATGTGCGGTGACGGTGTGATCACCGAGGGAGGTCAGCCATGAAGATCGATATCGACGTCAAGGGCCTCAAGGAGGTCGAGCAGTTCTTGAAAACGCTGCCCGACGAAGTGTCGCGAAAGATGCTCTATGGCGCGCTCATGGGCGGGGCGAAACCAATCATGGACCAGGCGAAGCAGAACGTGGTCGCCAACTTCGGCAACTCGGCGCGTTTCACGCACACGCTCGAAGAGTCGCTGGTGCGTGGTCGCATGCGCAAAACGGGCCTCGCCGCCCGCGTCGACGTGAAGATCAGGAAGGGAAAGGTCAAGGACCGCATGGTCAAGGCAGGCGTCATCAAGCCGCACGGCGACGATGCGTTCTATGGCCGGTTCCTCGAGTTCGGCACCTCGAAGATGCCCGCCTATCCGTTCCTCAAGCCCGCCGCCGACGCGAAGGCTGGCGAGTCGATCAAACGCTTCAACGGCACGCTCATGAAGCGCATGGCGAAGTGGTGCAAGGATAACGGTGTGGTCTACCGCTCGCCGGGAGGCATGACATCGTGACCGGCGACGAACTCTTCGCGATGCTCGATCAGGCGCTGCCCGGTCGCGTTTTCAAGGCGCTCGCACCGCAGGGCACGCCAGAGCCGTATGTGATCTATGCGCTCACCTCGGGCATGCCGCGCAACACGATGTGCGGCAGCGCCCACGCCGCGCAGATGAGTTACCGCGTGGACTCGTATGCAAAGACGCAGCATGACGCGCTGGAGGTGATCGATACGATCGGCGCGCTGGTCGATGCATGTGAAGGCGATCCGATCGTCGAGAACCGGCAGGACATTTATGAGCAGGACACGCGCATCCACCGCGTGAGTGTGGTTCTTTCAACCTGGCAGCTTGACGACGAGGTGCAGACATGAAGAAGGCAATCAGCGCGCAGAAAACGCGCATGTATCTGGAGAACCTTGATTCCCCCGCCGCTGCGACGGGCCTGCTCAAGGGTGGCTCGAAGTCGAAACCCTGCGTCGTGCAGTTCGATGACGTGACGAAGCTGCGCAACGGTGCGGCGATCTACATCATCGGCAGCGGATGGGCGAGCATCGATCTCAAGTCGTGGGTCGTGCAGAACATCAACCTCGATTCGAAGACCGCCGAACTCGCCAACAGCGACACAAGCGCCGAGACCGAGAGCTTCGGTGCGAACACGGCATGGCTGCTGCGCTCGTATATCGACGTCTGTGCGGTGTCCTATCAGATCAACCAGAACGCCGCCGCCGATATCGACACGACGACGCTCTGCGACGATGAAAAGACCTCGCTGGTGGGCTTCGGGGACCCCGGCACGCTGACGTTCGACTTCTTCATAGATCCGACCGACCCGGACTATCAGGAGCTTCGCGACGCGCAGAAGGATGGGCGAACGCGTATGTTCGAGATCGTCTACCGGAACCGGGCCGTGCGCACGCTGCCGGTTATCGTACAGTCGGTCAATGAGTCGGGAGGTGTCGATCAGGCCGTGCAGGGTTCGGCCACGCTCAAGATCACCGGCCCCGATGTCCTCACGATGCCGCCTGGGCAGACGACCGATAACTATGTGCTCATCCCGGTGCTGGCACCGACTTCGGGTCAGACACCACTCGAAGTGACACTCACGCTGAACGAGGCAGGTGGTGCAGGCACCAGGTTTACGATCGACTGGAAGGACGGCTCGGCGGTCGAACAGGTGACGACCAAGGTCGCGCCGCACACCTATGCGAAGGCAGGCAGCTTTACGCCCACCGTGATCGCCACGGTTGCAGGGTCGCTGACGGCACCATTCAAATCACAGACCACCGCCGTGGTCGCGGCCCCGCCCTATTCGCTGACGGTCGACGTTGCGCCGCTCGCAGGTGTCGCGCCGCTTGCCGTCACGCTCACGCTCGACGAGACGAACGGTGAGGCCGACTTCTTCGACGTCGATTGGGGCGATGGTGGCGCTTCCGAGCGCGTGTCGGACCTCACCGCGCCGCACACGTATGCGGCGGCGAGCAGCTTCACCGTGTCGGTTACGCCGACGATCAATGGCGTGGCAGGCTCGCCGGTCGCATTGGCTGCGCCTGTCGTGCCGACCGCTACATAAGGGGCATGCCATGAACGATCGGCTACCAGCTACCCAGCGCGAGAAGCTCTTTGTCGTGCAGCCGAAGGAGACGGTGGTGGAAACGGACTCCTTCGGCGCGGTCACGCTGCGCGCGATGAACGTGCGGCGGTTCCGCGAGCTATCGCAGAAGCTCACCGACGACCGGCCCGAGGACTTCGGCTACGACCTGCTGTGCGAAATGGCGCACGGCCCGAACGGCGAGCGTTTCACGCCGTCCGCGATCGCGGGCCTGCCCGCGCATGTACTGCCCGACCTGCGCAAGCTGGTCGACGCGACGGTGCTGCTCTGTGGTCACAAGCCCGCCGATGCAAAAAAAGACTGACCGACCCGGTAATGCGCCTCGTCTTTGCGGTGGCCTCGCATCTGCACATGACGGCCGGGGAAGTTGAAGCGCGCATGGATTCGGACGAGCTTTTCATGTGGGCGAACGTTCTTTTCGGGTGGGGCAACGCACCAGGCGATGAAGCCGAGGTGCTCACCGTCGAGGATGAAATAGCAGCGTGGAGGTAAGGCAATGGCATCCGCTGGTTCGCTGATCTTCGAACTTGCTGCTGACGTGGCGCACTTGCGTCAGGACATGGCGAAGGCGAACGACACGATCACATCCTCGCTCAAGGGTATATCGAACTCGGTGGCGGGCATCGCTGTGCTACAGGGCGCGCAGTTCGCCATGAGCTTCGCGCGTGGCTTCGCAGACAAGGTGAAGCAATCCATCGACGAGATGGACGCGCTCGGCAAGCTGGCGCAGCGCATCGGCACCAGCACGGCTGAACTCTCCGCGCTGTCCTATGCCGGTGAGTTCGCGGGCGTGTCGCTCGACGATCTGTCGACCGCGTTCAAGGGGCTAAACAAGTCGCTGCTCGAAGCGCGCGATCCGTTGAGCGATAGCGCCGCCGCATTCAAGGCGCTCGGCCTAAACGCCGACGAGTTGCGCAAGATGGACCCGGGCAAGGCGTTCGAAGAGATCGCAGGCGTCTTTCCGAAGTTCGCGGACGGTGCCGAGAAGGCCGCGGTGGCGACGCAACTGTTCGGCAAGCAGGGTCAGGCATTGATCCCGTTGCTCAACGGAGGCAAGGAAGGCATCGAGGCGATGCGCAAAGAGGCCGAGGATATGGGCCTCATCGTGTCGAGCACGACCGCGCAGGCGATGGGTGATCTGAACGACGACCTCACGCGCATCAGCAACCTCGGCAAAGGTGCCGCCGCTGTGATGGCAACGGAGATGCAGCCCGCGATCTCCGAGGTCGTGAAAATCCTCAAGGAAGCCGCGACCGAGGGCACCGTCTGGAATGGCGTGCTCGACGGGATCGTCGGCACCGCGAAGATCGCCATGCAGGTGATCGTTGGTCTGACGGGCACCCTCTCATCGTTCGCGAAGCTGGCCTCCGCCGTCGGGCAGGCGCTCAATCAGGAGGCGTCCTTCGAGGGCATGAAGAACGCCGCGAAGATCGTCTCGGACGCATGGAACACGGCGCGCGACGACCTCACGAAGGTGCATGACGCGCAGGTGCGCATCGGCAAGTCGGCCTCCGAATCCGCGAAGGCTGCGAAGGCCCAAGCCGATGCATACCGGTCGATCGACTCGCGGCCCGTTGTGCAGTTCACCGCGAACCTCGATGCGAACGCAAAGGCCGCGAAGAGCGCGAAGAAGGAGGTCGACGAGTACGGGAACATGCTCAGGTCGTTGCAGGACCAGTACCGCGCCGCTCAGGCGAACGGCGACGAGATGCTCATGCTTCTCACCGATCCGAAGTTCGCGAAGTTCACCACCGAGCAGCAGCGCAACCTGACCGACCTCAAGCAGGCCACGCTCGATCTGACTGCCGCCAACGAAGCCGCGAAGCAGGCCGAAGAAGATCTGCAAAAGGTTCGCGACGACGCTGACAAGGCCGAGATCGCGCGTGTCGAAGGGCTGCGCACGCTGGCCGACAGCACGCTCGATGCGCTCGATCCGACGCGCGAGTACGTGCGCACGATGACCGACCTCGTCGCCGCGCAGCAGGCCGGGTTCCTGTCGACCGAGCGGCTTGCCGCCGCACAGGAACTGCAGGCGAAGAAGCTGCAGGAGGCGATCGACAAGACCGATCCGATGAAGGAGCAGCTGAAGTCGCTGCAACAGGCGGTCGAAGGCTTCGGCAAGAAGTCGAGCGACGCGCTGGTGGACTTCATCTTTTCGACGAAGGACGCGAGCGTGAGCTTTAGCGAGATGGTGACGGCGATGCTCAAAGACATCGCGAAACTGCTCGTCTACAAAAACGTGTTCGAACCGCTTGTCGGCAGCATCAATAACAGCGGCTGGACGGGCGCGCTTGCTTCGTTCTTCGAACGCCGCATGGCGGGTGGCCCGGTCTCGGCGGGCACGACCTATCGCGTCAACGAGACGCCTCTGCGGGGCGAGTACTTCACGCCGAACGTGCCCGGGCGCATCACGACCGGCGACCCCGGCGCGGGCGGCACCTCCATCGTCATCAACGTCAACTCCGACTCGGGTGCCGTGACCACCGATGGCGACGGCGCGAGGGCGGTCGAACTCGCCAAGCGCATCGCCATGATCGTCAAGCAGGTCATCGCCAACGAGAAACGGTCAGGAGGGCTGCTCGCATGATCACGACCACCTTCGACGAATGGCTTGCGCGCTGGAAGCGCACCGGCCCAAAGGCCAGCGGCCTGATCTTCGACTGGTGCGTGAGCACCGCGCAGGCCGACGTCGAGCCGCGCGTGCGCATCGCACAGTTCGGTGACGGCTATGCGCAGCGCCGTCCCGCAGGCATCAACACGCAGGACCAGATGTGGAGCGTGGGGCTGACCAACCTCACCGCCTCGAAGGCCGAGGCCGTGCTCGCGTTCCTCTCCGCGCGCAACGGCGTGGACGTGTTCAACTGGACGCCGCCCCGCACCGCCACTCCGCTCGACGTGATCTGTCCTTCGTGGTCGTGGACCTATGGCGACATGCTCGTCGACGGCGAGCGCACGATGAACGTCAACGCCCAGTTCCAGCAGGTGCATGTATGAGCACGATCCCTGGCGTCGCGCAGTCGCTCAACCCGGGCGCGGTGATCGAGCTATACGTGCTCGACCTGTCGCGCTTCGGTGCGCAGACCGTCTACTTCCATCCCGGCACCAACGCGCTCGGCAGTGACGTGGTGTGGCAGGGCGTCACGTACCAGCGCTATCCCGTCACGGCGACCGGCTTCGAGATCAAAGGGCAAGGCACGCTGCCACGCCCGAGGCTCGCAGT